CTATGCCCTGCCATCGGCTTTCATCCGCTGATATTTAGCTTTCAAAAGCTCTGCCGGTGTCAGCTCCTTCGGCGATACCGGCGCTGCCAACGCCCGACGAACAGGCGGAATCGGCTTCCCGGCCAGCACCCGCTTTTCCCACATATCCAGAATAGCGTCAGCTTCACGCTCAAGTTCTTTATGGCTCAATTGGCCATCGGTTCCTCGGCGCCGCAGCTCGAGGCAGATGTGATAGTAAATGGGTTTAGGCCAAGGATACTGCTCGCTACTCGGGTAACGAAACACCAGCTTACGCCAGTTCCAGTACTCAGCCAAGACGTCAGCGGTGGTGATCCCCAGCACGCAGCGCCCTTCCCTGCACCAGTTGATGAACTGGCCAGGCGAAGGCAGGAATGGACGCTCCTGGCGACGCACCATGCGCATACCGGCTTCAACTTGCTCCATGGTGGTTATCCCGTTTTCTTTGAACGCCAGCACCCACTGCCGGCGGATCTCGTTCACATCTTCCTGGCTGCGATTGACCAGGCTTGCCGGGAACGCAGCGGCCAGCTGAACGAATAGCCCGTTGATAATCTGCGCCACCTGCTGCGTTTGTTCGCGCTCGGTGTACTGCTCAGGAAGGTTGTGCGCCACGCGCCGAGCCTGTTCCCTGTCAAAATTGCGAATGCTCTCGGCTAGGTTTTTCATTCCAGCAATCCATCAATCCAGTCGGTATTATGCAGGTCAATGCCACCCCGGGATGGCTTTGCCGTTCCGGTTGCACGCATCCGTTTGGTGGTGAGCTGATCCCACTGTTTGCGAAGACTCGAGGGACTCAGGATGTTGTCTTTCCAGAATTCGTCCCGGTTAGCCCACTGGAACAGGTCACAGATTTCGTAGTGCGTGCGCTTGTCCTGGACACGCATCAGCCTGATGGTGTTTGCCCATTCCGCCCAGTTTGGCTCAGATAGCGATGCGTTGACGGTGAGAAGCCTGTCGTAAATCCAGCGAGCGGCCTTGAGGTCGTCAGCGGAACCCCATGATTTACCTGCCGGGGTGTATATCCCGGCGGCAGCTTCTGGATGGCGTGAGAGAAACTTTTGAGTTTTCTGGTTTCGGGATTCGTCAGAATTCCGAGACGAGGATATTTTAATATTGTTCTTGTTATAGTCTTGGGTGTCTACCGTTTCCGGGAAGGTTTTTCCCGTTTTCGGTAACACTTTTCCCGATTTCGGGAAGACTTTTCCCGTTTTCGGTTTGTCTAAAATCCAGGCTGAAAGGTCAGTATTTATACCGACAGTTTTCATCACGCCCTGCTTCTGACTGAAGATAATTTTGCGTTCTGCGAGTGACTTGAGCGCATCTGAAACGTGGGAATCACTCAGCCCTGTAAGCTCAGCGATAACCGTGTTCGTAACGCGGTCCTGTTTCTTGTTCCAGCCGTAGGTAAGCCAGATCACCGCCTCAAAACACTGCCACTCCCGACCTGACATTCTCAGACGAGGCTTGAGCTGTTGGATCTCGTTAGCGACCTTGGTATACCCGTTCGACAGGTCGGCCATACGACCTCCCGGTTGTTCGGTTCTGTTGGGGAAATTGATAATTTCAGCTGTGTTTGACATACTTAGCTCCGCAATTACACTCCGTTTTTGCACCTGAAAGTCGGTTCTGTTCGCGCAGACCGGCTTTCGCCTTTTCTGATGTCTTCACATTGCCCCCAGCATGGTTGTGACCATCGCCAGCAGCGGTGCCGTAAGGTCCGGATCGACACGGAACATCTCAAAAATCCCCTCGCCTAACTCCTTCAGTTTTTCCTTTTTCGGTGCATCGAGCAACAGAGCTTGCTTCGCCTCACTCACTTCCTTTTCCAACCTGGCCATCCGGTAGGCAAACGAGTCGTTCTTTACGACACGGTCGCGGTATCGAAGCGGTAATACGGACATGATCGCTGGCACCAGCTGTTCGACGTTTTTTCGGTACGATGCGGAGTCTTCTTTGTTGTCCAGCCATCGGAACAGCTTCACGTTCCAGACATCGGCCTGGCCTGAATAATCCAAGCCATCAAGTTGAAGATCTTCCGCCGCTTCTTGGATTTGAAGCGCAACAGCTACGCGCCCTTCTGCCGCTGCCCAAGCCCGGACTGCAGAACAAATATCTCGATGATCAATATCCCGCTCTGCCGATTCGCTTTGATGACACGGGAATATCATTGGATTAGAGGAAGCTCTGCTACTCTGTTGAAATGAAACAGTTTGCATAGTTAAGGCTCCTGTTTGGGTAAACCATCAGTTGGGTTTGGATAGAGATCTGGGCGCAGCTCATGTGGTGTTACACCGGTTACTGCGTAAATTGGCAGGACCCTATCTGCTGGTACCACACCGTGATATCGGTTTTTCCAACGACTGACCGACATAGGTTTTATACCCAGCATGGAGGCGAGATTTGTTGCTGTGCCAGCTGATTTAATAGCTCTAGTTAACCCGTTCATTGTTGTCTCCGATTTGAATACCCACAAATTAAGCCTTGAGCTTAATTAAATGTCAAGCCCGAGACGAATTTTCAAGTTTAAGCAAAAGGCTTATTCTTCTAATCATGAAAGAGAAAACCGTACTTAATCCATTACTTGTCGACCGCCTTTCAGAGCTGAATGGCCGTGGTATTACCAAATCCGATATGGCCAGGATTGCTGGGGTGACTCCGCAATCTGTAAACGGCTGGTTTAAAAAAGGCGTGATCAGCAAAAAATCAGCTCTTGCTGTTGCTGACGCTGCAGGTGTATCTGTGCCTTGGCTACTCGGAGAAGATGTTGGAGAACAAGATGGCCTCAAGCCTGACGAGCAACGTCTTTTGGAGCTTTACCGCCAATTGCCAGAAGAAGAGCAACAGAACATGCTCCGTATCTTCGCTCTAAGACTCAAAGAGCTCGACGAGATGTATGAAAAGTACATGAGAGGGCGTTTAAGGTCTCAAGAGGATTGAGCTGTCAAATAGCCCATCGCTTGAGAAAATTTATAGGTTAAACAAACTAATCTGTTAACCATATTTTTCAGGATGACATCATTCAGTGGCCAAAAAAGGTGACTTTAAGCCTACGCAGAAAGAGGTTGACCAGGCTATATCATGCCCTAAAAAAGTAACTTTCCGTGGTGTTACGTGGAATGGGGCAGAGGGTCGAGTACCGATCTGGTATAAGCTGGATCTCAAAGCCTTTGATGATAATGGCAATCCAATAACAGGCATAAGATTTATGCTCCATTGGCGTTCACCGATCGTTGAGGGAATCGACACGGTTAAGATTTCATTTGTCATGTTTTATTATGATAAACGCATTTATGCACTAGACCCCTACCCAGCTGATAACAAACCGCATCGTAATAAATCCCACGTCAATCATCCTGATTTTGTTGAGGTAGCTCGTGGCCCGCACTATCACATGTACTTCGAATCGGTTGGGGAAGATATCGCGCTTAAACTGGATACCAACATCAGCCCGGATGATTTTTTAGGTTACTGGAATTATTTTTGTCAGGCGCTTAATATCAGTCATGAGGGCCAACCGCCTTTACCAAATCAGGATAAATCAGGTCAGCTATCATGGGAAATGTAACGTGTTCAACAGTCATATCTAAGCTCGGGTTTGAGTGCTACCCCATGAGCGACACGTTGCTGCGCGTTGTTAGCCCATTCACATACTATGACGATAGTGAGCATATAAGTGTCTTTGTGCAGGAAATGAGTGGACAGTACAGAATCACTGATTACTGCGACACCTTAATGAACATTGAGTCTCGTGGTATACACCTGACTAAAAAGAAAATAGATCTCATTCGGACATCCTTAGCATCGCAGGGAATTACGTTAAACGACTCAGGTGAGATATCTGCCTGGGCCGACGATGTTTCCGTGGGTCAAGTTACAGCGAGCGTTATTCGCGGAGGCCTTCTTGCTTCAGCACAAACAGCAGATTGGTACTCTGAAGTTAAAGACGATAAATTCGAAAAGTGTGTGATTAACTATCTACATTCTGTAGGCGTAGGTAAGAGACTGACTCTTAAGGAGCAGTTGAAGGGCATCAGCGGACACAGTATCACCATTCCTTTGACTATAAGAAATGAGTCACCGCTTGTATTGCCCAAACGAGGGTTCACGGTAAGCCTCTCCAGCAGCAAAGGTTGGAATACGGCTCATTCTACTGTAGGAAAAATTGTGGATTTGAGTCAGGCGGTACCGGATATCAACAATAGATTTGTGATAGTTGACAGTGAAGGTCTCACCTCCGAGTTGCAGCAACTATCCTTACTGTTTAACGACACAGCTGTAGTACTGCCTTTTCATAGCAGAGAAACGTGGATAGATGCATTAGTAGCCTGATCTAACCCGGCAACAGCCGGGTTTTTTATTTTTCCCTACCTCACTTTACAAGCTTCACGAAAGCCTACCCCAATTGCCCCCTCGTTCTATGTTAGTAGCATCGCCCATCAAACGATTTGCTCTCACCAAATTCCTCAACATCCATCACGCTTAAGCCTAAAACTTATCAATGAAATTCGCCCAAGACTTGACACGAATTAAGTCTGGAGCTTAATATAATTCCTGTTAACGCACTACGTTCCACCAAGGCAGGACGCCCACGAAGTAGCCGCCGACGGCATACGAATAGTCGGATGAGGTGGAGAGATTAACGCGCATCAGGTGTAAACGTTCCGCTGGCCGGCGATAAGGCAAACAGGGGTGAGAATGATTGATTTCGCACGCAAACCAGGACGGCAGCAGGCCGTAAAACTTAACTTGTTCGAAGTGATTCTTCGCCGCTTGTGCTACCTGCTGGCGCAAAAGGGGAATCCAGATGTGTAACTCAAAGAAATGCGGGTACTGCGGCAAGCCGGTTGAACCGGAGAAAGTAGTCAAAAGTACCCTTCTCTATCGCAACGGCTCACAGCTGGCGCGCAAAGAAAAAGAATACTGCTCTGAACATTGTGCTTCATACGACCAGATGGCCCACGAGGCATAACGTAAAAGCCGCGCAAGGCGGCCCGTACGTCCGGTGCTCCCGACCAAAGTTACACCGGAAAACTACTTAAAAAACCAAAGTTCACCCAATGGGCGCTATCTCTGGCCCGGGGATCTTACATCCAAAAAAGAGGATCTCACATGGAATTTTTCTATGTAGTTAAGGCTACGCAGAAATCTGGCAAAGAAGACGCAGTGATTTGGTTCACTGCGAAATCTGAAGCCCGTGCAAACCTGCAGCTCGATGTTGAGCTGGAAGATGCCGGTATTGAAACCGGACGCGGTAAAGATTATGCCAAACCGGTTCGCACCGATTTCCCTGTTTACAACGATCTGCCTGAAGAAAGCACAGTGGATTACACCTGGAGCAAACGCTACGCACTCCAGGATGATGGACGCACCTGGCTGCCAAAGGCTGATGCTGAGTCGACTAGTGCCGGGGATAACACTGCCGCACCGGAAACGACCGTTAATGTCGAAACTACCATCGAGAGTGTCCCGCTTGAAAACCGCACTCCAGCGGTACGTTTTACCGTCCACCTGACCAGCGACAAATACCAGTCACACATCAGTAAAGAGCAGCAGCTGGCTGCCAGCGAAATGTCTCTGGATGAAGGCAACACTTATCTCCAGAACCTGCTGCTTGCGAAAAACGACATCCCTGAAGTTGCCGAACTCAGCCTGAACGCTGAGTGGAAACTGGTTCAGGCGATTAAGCAGGTATTCGCGCCAGATGAAGCGCACGAAACTGAAATTATCGCTGCATTCATGGCTGACTGGGCGAGAGCAGATGCCGGCGACCGCAATCAGTTAGTTGAAGAGTGGAGAAGCGGAAAGCTTGCTCTTCTTAAATCAGAAAGCACCAGCAACGCCGACGTTACAACCGATCAGGTTCTGGAACCTGAAAACGGTATTCAGATTGACGAGAATGATGACGAAACCACTCGTTATCCAGTCGTGCGTATGCCGTTCCGGAAGCAGCTACTCGCCCAGTTCACTGCCAACGAACTGCGCCACCACTTAACCCGCGAAGAATACGAAGGTATCAGCGTGCTGGAAATGGACACTGACAACAGCTACGTCCATAACCTGTTGCTGGCGGCAGAAAACTGCGAAGAGGTTAAGGGTTACGATACCAAAGACCTGTGGCGCTACACCGACGCCATTCGCAAGGTGTTCAGCCAGGAGAAGCGTCACGAACTCGCTTTGGTTCTCCAATTCACCAGAATCTGGGCTGCGACTGATTACATTGACCGCGGCACCCTGGTGCGCGAATGGACGGATGGTAATCGCATTTCTGAAGTAGGCTCTCCTGCACCTTTAGAACCAGCAAAGCCAGAAACTACAGAATCCTATAAACGAGCTGTTGCCCAGAACATGGCGAACCTGAGCATTGAGATCGCGATTGCTCTGCTGTACCCAGATGCAGTACCGGGACAAATCAACCGTACGCAACTCCTGGCCGCCAAAGAACTCGCTGACAAAAAAGATGAGTCGCACACCAAGGCTCTCAAGGTTCTTGGTAAAACTACCGACATCCTCGACTACGACGCCAACAGTATTTTTGGAGTTACCCGCGCTATTTCATGGTCTGGAGAAGAAAGCACAACCGAACTTCGTAGCCAGGTGCGTGAGTGGTTCACTGCGAACGGCATCTATGAAAGCGGTGAGCGATCTAAAGGCTATCCAGAATGGAGCGAAGACTCCCGCGCGGTTCGTCATTCCACAGAGGAAGAACCATGTACTCCAAGCCAGCCAAAGGTCGCAAGCCTTGGCAGCGGCGTGTTCTCCATCGATGGCCTGATGGGTGGAAATACCGAACCGGTCATCGATATCCCCTCAAATGAAGTCGAAAAAACGGAAAACACAGCGGAGACCACCAGCGATGTGCAGATGGAAACGGCTAAGCCAGAGAAAGACGAAGATGTTGGTTCGGTACCACCGGGCGAAGGCACTGATGCAGCTAATTCGCAGACAGATTCCATAGCGCCGGAAGAGCAGCAGTCAGAGCCAGTAATCGAATACCCAGCTTACTTCGAACCTGGCCGCTATGAAGGTCTGCCGAATGAGGTTTATCACGCAGCAAACGGTATTAGCTCAACCCAAGTAAAAGATGCCCGCGTTAGCCTGATGTACTTCAACGCGCGCCATGTGGCTAAAACCATCCCGCGCACAGCATCCAAAGTGCTGGATATGGGAAATCTGGTGCACGCCCTTGCACTGCAGCCGGAAAACCTCGAAGCAGAGTTCAGCGTAGAACCGGAGATCCCTAAAGGTGCGTTTACGACCACCGCAACTCTGCGTGAGTTCATCGACGCGTACAACGCCAGCCTGCCGGCATTCCTGAGCGCTGACGAGATTAAAGCGTTGCTTGAAGAACATAACGCATCCCTTCCCGCTCCAGTGCCGCTTGGCACCAGCCTGGAAGAAACGGCTCAAAGCTATATGGCTCTCCCTGCTGAGAACCAGCGTATTGAAGAAGGCCAGAAGCAAACGGCAACTGCAATGAAGGCATGCATTAAAGAGTACAACGCCACCCTGCCCGTGCCGGTTAAAACCAGCGGCAGCCGCGATGCGCTACTCGAGCAATTAGCGATCATCAATCCTGATTTGGTGGCACAGGAAGCGCAGAAACCGACACCGCTGAAAGTCTCCGGCAGCAAAGCAGACATGATCCAAGCAGTTAAGTCGGTTAAGCCCGATGCCATATTCGCCGACGAACTGCTGGATGCCTGGCGCGACAACCCTGGCGAAAAGATTTTGGTTACCCGCCAGCAGTTGGCCACCGCGCGAGCAATTCAGTCCGCACTACTGGCGCACCCGACCGCGGGCATGCTGCTGACACATCCAAGCCGCGCCGTTGAAGTGAGCTATTTCGGTTTCGACGACGAAACCGGATTAGAAGTGCGTGTACGCCCTGACCTCGAGATTGAACTGGACGGCGTGCGCATCGGTGCTGACCTGAAAACCATCAGCATGTGGAATGTGAAGCAGGAAAGCCTGCGCGCCAGGCTGCACCGGGAAATCATTGATCGGGACTACCACCTCAGTGCGGCTATGTATTGCGAGACCGCGGCGCTGGACCAGTTCTTCTGGATTTTCGTCAATAAAGACGAGAACTACCACTGGATCGCCATCATAGAGGCGTCCACCGAACTGCTGGAACTGGGCATGCTCGAGTACCGCAAAATGATGCGCGCAATCGCAACCGGCTTCGACTCCGGGGAATGGCCAGCTCCGATCATCGATGATTACACCGACGAACTGAACGACTTTGACATGCGCCGCCTCGAAGCGCTGCGCGCTCAGGCTTAAGGGGGATTTATGCATAACACTAACGTTACCGTTGCTGACCAGAACACCGTTATTAACTCCAACGTGGCTTTGTTCGATTCCCAATATCTGAATGCCATCAGCACATTTGCGCAGATCATGGCGCAGGGCACTGCCACAGTTCCTAAACACCTGCAGGGCAATCAGGCCGACTGCATGGCTGTGGCGATGCAAGCGGCACAGTGGCAGATGAATCCCTTTGCCGTGGCGCAGAAAACGCACCTGATTAACGGTGTGCTGGGGTATGAAGCGCAACTGGTTAATGCCGTCATCTCGCGCAGCGGCGTGCTGGCCAGCCGCTTTGAATATGAATGGTACGGGCCATGGGAAAAGGTTGTTGGGAAATTCCATATCCGTAAAGGCGACAAAGGCGAGTACCGCGTCCCGGGCTGGACCCTGACTGACGAAGCCGGGATCGGCATCATTATCCGCGCAACGCTTAAAGGCGAAGATCAGCCAAGAGAACTCGATTTGCTGCTGGCTCAGGCCCGTACCCGAAACTCTACCCTTTGGGCTGACGACCCTCGCCAGCAGCTGGCGTACCTGGCAGTCAAACGCTGGGCGAGACTGTTCTGCCCGGATGTAATTCTGGGAGTTTATACCCCGGATGAACTGGATGATCGCCGTGAAGAACGAGAGGTAAACCCAGCACCGGCGCAGCACGTAAGCCTTGCAGACATTTCAGGTGACAACGTCACTGCCACTCAAACGGCTCAGGAATCAGCTCAAAACATCGATGCACTTGCTGATGATTTTCGTGACCGCATCGAGGCGGCTCAGGATGTGGATAGCGCTAAAGCTCTGCGCGCAGATATTGAAACCGTCAAAGCAACGCTGGGTTCTGCCCTGTTCACTGAGCTGAAAAACAAGGCCGTGAAGCGTTATTACCTGGTTGATGCACGGAACAAAGTCGAAGCAGCCATCAATTCCTTGCCACCTTCAGATGAGCCCGATGCAGCTGAGCGGTTCGCAGAAGTAGAGCGCGTTCTTGCATCGTCGAAACGCCATCTGGGCGACGAACTGCATGGTCAGTTCAGCATCACCCTGGCGGATATGAAACCGGAATACGTGGACTAACGAGATCGGGAGGGGAAACCCTCCCTCAAGGAGAAGAAATGCGACTGATTAATCGAGGCAGTAAGCAATCCCCTTTGGCTCGCCAGGCATGTGAAATCGCACTCGCAGCCCACCAGCAAAGATATGGTGACTATGGGCGCAGCAAGATGAAAGAGACCTATACGGTAAGAGTGGAAGGCGTGAAGGTCTGGGTTGAAGTGGTCAACTGCAAGGCAAGCTACGTGGCCACAGCAATGACCGGCATGCGCCGACTGCATTCCCTGCCCGGCCAGGCAAACTGAAACTGAAATATCAACGACTAAAGACCGGCATATCTATACTCATGCCGGTTACCTGAGGTGAACCATGTCGCAGGTAATTTACGATTCGGAATGGGGCGTTGCTTCAAAACTAAAAGAGAAGACAGGCCTTACAGATCGTCAGATAAAAAGCTATCGCCAAACCTCCTGGGTAGAAGGTGTTCATTTTAAGAGAATCCCATTGGATGGAAGCAGCTCCGAAGAGCGAGGACTTGTCTGGTACAACATCCCAAACATTAACAGGTTTGTGAAGGAGGCATAATGGCTGCAATGCCAACGGGTGTTGAGATCCACAACAATAAAATACGAATTAGTTTCAAGTTTCAGGGCGTTAGATGCCGAGAAACACTGAAAGGATGGATCGTAAATGCTTCGAATCTCAAAAAAGCCGGGAATCTAAGGGCCAAAATTGTAAGCGAGATTCAACTGGGCACTTTTGACTACCGGGGCATGTTCCCGGAGTCAAAGGTGGCAGCAAAGTTTTATACATCTAAAAACATTACGACATTCGCCGAACTTGCATCAACCTGGTATGAAAACCATAAAATCGATCTCTCACCCAATGCCACAAGAAGCTATGGGATAGCTGTAAGAACGTTAACAAAACTAATTGGCCCTGAAACGCTGGTTGCATCCATCACCAACAGCGACATTCTGGGCTGGAGAAAAGAATTACTGACTGGCGAGACTAACTATGCACCCGAAAAGAGGAGAAATAAAACCGGCCGCGCCGTTAGAACAGTAGATTATTATCTGGCCATCCTGCGACAAATCCTCGACTATGCGGTTAAAAATAAAGTCATTTCATATCAACCATATGTCGGGATAAAAAGGCTTCGCAAAGGGCAAACAAAACCAGATCCGCTTCTGAGACATGAGTTTCAGCAGTTGAAAGAGACTGCTCCGGCTCAGCAGAAAAACATGTGGCAATTTTTCGCTTATACCGGCGTTCGGCCCGGGGAGCTTTGCGCTCTTGCCTGGGAGGATATCGATCTTAATTCCGGCGAAGCTAACATTGCGCGCAATCTAACTCAGGAAGGCTTGTTTGGACCACCCAAAACCGAAGCTGGATACCGGACGATAAAGTTACTGGAGCCGGCTCTGGAAGCTTTGCGAGCTCAAAAGAAACTTACCGGGAGTGCCCCTAAGGTACCAATCACTTTTCACCACCGGGAGTTCGGTAAAACGGAAACGCAGAAACTGCACTTTGTGTTTATGCCTCGACCTCAGAAAGGCAAGCAAGCTGCGTACTATTCGGTCAGCTCAATTGTGTCACTATGGGATATTACGGTAAGACGATCGGGCATTCGCCGCAGACGCCCCTATCAGCTGCGTCATACATACGCGTGCTGGATGTTGTCGGCAGGTGCTAATCCTGCTTTTATAGCGAATCAGATGGGTCATGAGAATGCAGAGATGGTCTTCCATGTATACTCTGCGTGGATAAATGCTCTCGATAGCGATCAGGTATCATTTTTGAATCAGCGCTTTGGCGGATATATAAATGCCCCTATAGTGCCCCTGAAGGTAAAAACAAAGTAGTTAATTATTTGATTTTCCGGTGATATTTAATGAAAAAGCTGTTTGTGCAGTTTTATCTTTTGCTGTTTGTCTGCTTCCTGGTCATGACCATGCTGGTCGGGCTGGTGTATAAATTTACCGCCGAACGTGCGGGCAGGCAGTCTCTGGATGACCTGATGAAAAGCTCGCTGTATCTGATGCGCAGCGAGCTGAGAGAGATCCCACCCCACGACTGGGCTAAAACCCTGAAAGAGCTGGATCTGAACCTGTCGTTCGATTTACGCATCGAGCCGTTGAAAGATTTCGTGCTGGATCCGCCCGCCATGCAGCGTCTGCGCGATGGGGACATCATCGCGCTGGATGAGAAATATACCTTTATCCAGCGAATTCCGCGCAGCCACTACGTGCTGGCCGTCGGGCCGGTGCCCTATCTCTATTATTTGCATCAGATGCGTCTTCTGGACATGGCGCTGATGGCCTTTATCGCCATTTCGCTCGCGTTTCCGGTCTTTATCTGGATGCGTCCGCACTGGCAGGACATGCTGAAGCTCGAATCCGCCGCGCAGCGTTTTGGCGAGGGGCATTTTACCGAGCGTATTCACTTCGACAGCGGCTCCAGCTTTGAACGTCTGGGCGTGGCCTTTAACCAGATGGCCGATAATATCAATGCCCTTATCGCCAGCAAGAAGCAACTCATTGACGGAATTGCGCACGAGCTGCGTACCCCGCTGGTTCGCCTGCGCTATCGTCTGGAGATGAGCGAGAATCTGACGGAAGCGGAGTCTCAGGCCCTTAACCGCGATATTGGTCAGCTTGAAGCGCTGATCGAGGAGCTGCTGACCTACGCGCGTCTCGATCGTCCGCAGAACGAACTTAACCTCAGCACGCCGGACCTGCCTGACTGGCTGCAAACCCACATTGATGATGTCCAGAGCGTGAACCCGCAGCGCACGCTGTTGACCCGCGTCACGCCGGGCGATTACGGCGCGCTTGATATGCGCCTGATGGAGCGCGTGCTGGATAATCTGATCAACAACGCCATGCGCTACAGCGAAAGTACGCTCCAGATTGGCCTGGATTTGCAGGGCAACCAGGCCAGCCTGACGGTTGAGGATGACGGACCGGGGATTGCCCCGGAAGCCCGCGAAACCGTGTTTGAACCGTTTGTCCGCCTCGATCCGAGCCGCGACCGCGCCACCGGAGGATGTGGCCTGGGGCTGGCAATTGTCTACTCTATCGCGCAGGCAATGGGCGGCACGGTGCATTGCGAGGAGAGCGAGCTTGGCGGCGCGCGCTTCTGCTTTAGCTGGCCGGTATACCATAACATCGCCCTTCCCGTTCCTGCCTGA